GTTTGTGAACATTTCCAATACCAACGATTTCAACTTCATCCGGCAGCATCTTATGCTTGAGCTTTATCCTCCATTCCATTCCATACACCTTCTTCATTATGTTATATAAAATCTCCTCGTATAACTGAAAGCATGAATCCAAACGATTCTGGATCTGTTTCATGAAATGCTTTAGTTAAATCTCCGTTTTTAAATTGTTGCAAACCCATACTAATAAATTCGGTGCTGATTTCGTCTTTGAGTTCTTCGATTTTCTTGGGGTTATCCACTATGATCCTCAAATTTTTATGGTGTATTCTCTCGAGGTCCCCACCATAGAACTTGCCCATGTATGGATCGATGTGATCAAATCCCGCAAATGTATACTCATCAAATCCAGCATCTTTATACTTTTTAAAACTCCTCAATAACCTCACGTTGTATCCATTCTTTTTTATTCTGGCGATATAGAACTCAATAGATTTGGCTCGTACCACTTCGTGCTCTATATGATGTCCATATTCATGCAAAAATTGTTTCCATTCATCAGCGGCTCGAATTAATTTTATCCTTGCTTCTTCTGTAATACCGGAAATGTATGGAACGTAATTGGCTCTTCCAGATTGAGCAAATCGTATTGTCACCTTCCCCGCTTTATCGATAACCTTGGGATTTACCTTATGCACAAACCTGAGCATGATGGTTTCTTTGAGTCCACGACTTGCCCCCTTCAAATGTTCTTTATACAACTTTTTCATTATCTTTTCGCCATCGACAATACCTAAATCCCTTCCATTGACAAATCGATTTACCGCTCGAGAATAATTGCCCTTCTCTTTTTTGAGTATCTTATCGAACTCATCCAGATTTTTGTATATCTTATCATCAATTTCAGGATTATCCGTTATTTTCGTTTTGGTGGTTTTTTCTGATTTTGAAGGAATATCAGTTCGTACGATTGGAACGACTGTGCAACGACAACGTGGATGGATTGGAGGAGGATTTTTTTGCCCCATCTTAAATATTTGCCCGTTTAACGGCATACAGATTGGACACGTTCTTTCATCCAAGGCGGTGAGCCATTGCCATCGTTTCAATCCGACTTGTTCGTATCTCTTTATTGCTGCTTGGTTGAATGCTCGGATAGATTCGGTTCGTGCTATCATTACGGCACGGGTTTTTGAAGCATTGAATACTTTGGTTACTCGATTGGATAATTTAGTGATGCCCTCTCCCTGCATCCATCCGTCTCGCAATTCATATGCCAATTTCTTTTTAGTCTCGTCACTCAATCCACTGATCAGATCTAATGTCAAATTGTTTAACTGATCCAACAAAATCGGATCGGTTAATTGTGCTGGAATTTCTATCAGAATACCGTATCGTCCCAGTTGTCTGCTCGCTTCTGCTGATCCTCGATCTACGATCTTTTTATTATACGTTTCCACCCATTGTTTCGCAGCAGATGCACCCATCTCATCTTCGATGATTTGTTTAGTTTGAGTAATAACAGCATCATCCACGTAACCGGTTGCTTTCAATAATCCAAGACATCTTCGTTGAGCATTAACGGGTAATCTCTTCAACAGTTTTGCATATTCTTCACGGATCACTTTGGTTCTGGTTGGATCCATTCATCCTCACTCTTCTTCTTCTGGCAATGGTTCGAATCCAGCCATCATCCTCGCTTCATTGGTGCGTAAAACCCCGGATTGATACAATGTTGCAATGTCTTTAGCATCGTATTTTTCCTTATCCAGCTTTTCAAACGTGACTTTGAAGTTTTCAGGATTGCGAATGCCCCATAATCCAGCCTGCTTTTGTATCAATTGCTCCAGCTTCCTCTTGATCTGTAATCTGTACGATTCGAGGATCCTTACACGTTCTTGAGAGATCATGTAGGCACTGGCATAGGTTGTGCTTTTGGACTTTCCAGAAGCGAGTTCTGAAGAAAATAGATACGCAGCAATGTCTCGTTCCAGTGATTCTTTCATACCCAAGACATCGAGGCCCGTGTCCGTATCTAACTGAGTAACATCGATGCCGAATCCGAGGATGTCTTGATTTTCTTCGATTTTTTCTTGGTTCTCTTTCATATCTTTCAGTACTTTTTTGGCCTCTTCGTAACGTCCTTCTTCTAACAACTTTGCCAATACCACACTATTGATCGCCAATCTGCCGTATCCGTATCTCTGAACAAATTTCCGATAGGATTCTAATAAATCAAAATAGAATTCCACCCGCCATTCGATTTTGTCTATCAAAGAACGTCCGTATATCCCGTAAGTATTTCGTTCTTTGGTGTCTGTGAAAAAATTACTGAGATGATTATAACGATATAACAACACATCATCGATTTCAAAAACCTCTTCTTTGAAATCGGTTCCTGCCATTCCTTCGTTGACGATAACCTTGTCCACCTTACCCCATATGATGCGATCAGGATCTGCTCCGGGTTCTTCTTTTTCCGTCAGTAACGTGACAGCATTCATAGGAAGGATTTTTAAATCGGTAATCTCGTCTGTCTCTTGCTCCACCACACAAACAACGGTTCCCTTCTCCAGCAATTCTCTGGCAACCGTCAGAACATGTTCATCCAAATTTACGTTCGCAGCCCACCGTCTTAATCGATCAGTATCCTCTTCTTGCTTTTCATCCAAGCTGGATATCTCAAAACCACCCGACATTTCAAGAGCTGCCTTGTCGAGCGGATCACTGATCAAATCCAGAGAACCAATCTGTTCATATTTCTTGAACGGGTTGGATTTATCTATCTCAAAATCTCCTATTTTGAAGGATAACATATTCTTGATGCTGGTTCGAGTTACACCAGTAATTGCTCCAAAAACTTCAATTTGCCCCATATCTATGTATGCAAACTTGGACTTAAAAAAATAGGATGTAAATTAGATGTGTTTTCGCCCACCGGTGATGAGCATATCTGCAAGGCCGTGGGTTGGTGCGGTCTTACTTAATCCCATTGTCGCATACCTCAATGCATCCATAGCATGGTCATTGATCTTTATGGGTGTTTCCTTATCATTGTCATCGTATCTATACATCTGGAACTCGTTGATAGTGTTCTGACATCTACTATGGATTAAGAGTTTGTCCGATTCTACATGGGTTGTAACTGCCTTAATGCCCGCCATCACATCATTGTTGGCTTTCTCGGCAGCTATACCAACCCTCTTAAATTTCTCAATCGATGCCGGTTCAGATGGATCACAAAAGAATTTACCAACTCCCCACTTCTGTTGCATCTGCTTTGCCACCTCAATTAGTTCATCATCTGTCGTCTTTGGAGCATAGTATTCTTGGATTATGAAAACTTCATCTCCCTTGATTCCTAAAGCAAGAATACATGCTGGATTTCTGAAACCCCAATCAACCCCATAGATGATTCTTTCAAATACAGTGGGAAGAAGGTCAACCACATGTTTTGGGACACTAAACCCAGGATAAACCAATCCTTCGAACTTGACAAATTTACCCCCCAATTCCTGAAGGGCAAACTGACCCTTATATTGTTGTTCCAAACTTTTGATGTATTTTTTGGGTAGAAATATGTTTGAGCTGGTTGGGACGTTGTATAATATGAAACTGTCGGGGGTTGGATTTTCCACAAACAAATCATAAATCCAATTGAATCCCTTGGGGGTACCAGTTATCCAAGCTTTATACTCATACTCTGGTTGTCTTAACCTGCCTATCAGGATATCCCATACGAGCTTAGGCAATAATGAGCATTCATCGATCCAGAACCAAGCAATGGAAAGTCCTCTTAAACGTTCAATATGTCTTGGGTTGTCCGCTGATCTAAATAGAATCTCGCTACCATTTGTGAACTTCAATACTTTCTTGTTTTCGCTGAACTCTCTGACGACTTCCTGCGGAAGCCAGCGATCCATCTCCCACCATATCACATCCTTAATGAGTGTGTAAGTTGGAGCAACTATTAGTCCCCTACTCCCGGGCTGTTCGCTTGCCTCTCTAATTGCTTGTAGCCATCCTATAACAGTCTTCCCTGCTCCGATGCCACTGATGAATGCTTTGAACTTTGCAGTATCGCAAAAAAAGTCATGTTGGGGGCCGGTGAGTTCAACAGTCCGGTGCATCCCTCACGGCCCTCACAATATTCCAAACTAAAGTGGTTGGAACCTCTTGGATGTCCCCCAGCAATTTGGCTTGAAGTTCCAATTGTTTTTCAATTCTCTCAATTGCCTTCAATGCTGTTCTCATATCGCCCGCCATTTTAGCTTCTTTTAAAATCAGCAAAGTTGTCCTATTTATTGTTATAAGCTGTTTCACGGTGTCGATTCTTTCATTCATAGCTTTTTCCACGATTTCTTCTCGTTGCGAAATTCTCGCAACAACTGCATCATTGTTTTTGTTGAAATAACGCCAAACAGAATGACGACTGATCTTTTCTCCTGATCTTCCAGAGAGTTCCCTTGCTATTTCAGCGTCCGATAACCCTTGTGTTTTGAGGGCATTTGCCTCGGCCTCCAACCCATACTTGATTACTTTGTTAATTGCCATGTTGCATATTGTTGCGAATAGACTTTAAGAATGTGAGTTATAACATCTCTACTTTCTGCCCCGTTAGATTCTCCCACCTATTTATGATCACTTGGCAGTATGCCGGATCCAGCTCCATCATGTAACAGGTGCGGTTCAACTGTTCGGCTGCGATTAGTGTGGTTCCTGACCCTCCCAGTGGGTCACAGATATTTTGATTTTCTTGACTGTATGATAGTATAGCCCTATATGGTAATTCAACTGGGAATTGTGCTGGGTGGCCCTCGTTATCCTCTGGATTGTTCGTTCTCACTTGCTGAAACTCCCAAACATTCGTCTGCCATTCTCTGATTTTTCTTTTATC